CTAACATTAAGGCCCGCATACCAGTCTGCTCCACACGACTCCCGAAACGGACCCTCAAAGAAGGTCTTATCCGGGTTATGTCGGAATCCAAGGCGCCATAAGGTTTTAACAACCTTGCGTGCCACGGATTGCCTGCAAATTATATCATCGCCATAGACTGTAAAGTCATCTGGCTTTGAGTATAATGAGCAAACCGACGCAAAGATGAGCGTCTCTAAAGGGAAGCAGAAACCGTTACCCATCGACACAAACTTATGGTACCTCTTAGGTTCGAGGTCCTTAAATTTGTATGCAGGCGACCGAATGGCGTCAAGAAAATGAAACCACTCGGGCGGAAGCAAGAGCTTAGCAACGTTCAAGGATATGGTATCCGAGGCGCTACTAAGATCGATGGTTATGAACGGATCTAACTGATCTGGGAGCGATCCCAGATAAGCGAGGTGTTGATTCCTACCTTGGTCGGTAAGATCAATGCCAACCCTCTTGAGGAGAAGACGCATATAAACGTCGACTCCCTTCTGAAGGTACCCGTTCAGCAACGGCTCGACCGCAATGGTTCGATCAACCAAGGAGGTCTTTGGGACAGTAACAACTTTATTGTAGTGCACCAGCTCAAGCTTGGCCCGAAATCGATTTTCAAAGAGATCGGGGTCAAGACACACAGGGCCACTCCTTTCGGGCTGCAGAAGCTCGAAGAAGTGGTGATCTGTGCGCAAGGCGGCTAGAGCATAAGCAAGGGCTGACGGGGTTACGGTCCACTTTTCCGCGAGGAGTTTTCTCCCTAGGTTAGTGGCCCGGCCGACGCCAATTGACGCCCCAGGACCAAACGCGCACTTTGCATATATCGAGGGAAGATTAGGCTTTTGACCTATCACCCTAGATATCCAGCGCTGCATTTTTAGTACATCGCTGGAAATGCAAGACAACCCCCTCGAAAGAGAGGATTGGAACTTCAAGTTGTACCTTCTACACGACTTTTCAGCCGCGTAGAACTTTTCCATGGCTCGAGCTTCAGCTTTTGGCTTAAGCTCTTCGTCAGGGAAAGGGTACTTCTTGATTAGTGCCGCGAATTGACTCGCGCGGTATGTTTCCCACGCGGTATGTTGCTTCTGCATACCAAAAGAGTCAGCGTACCTGATTAGTCCATCGAAGTTTCGCGCCTGAAGTAGGTTTGAAACGTCTTTGAACACCTCGGGTACGTGTTCCTCTACAAAAGCGAGAAGGATTTGCTCATATAATCTATGAGCACGTCCCTGAATCTCGCGATCGTAGTAACGGACATTACGTTCCGCTGCACGAGCTTTGGAAGGCATTACACTCTCCAGTTTAGATATCAAAAC